AGCAAGTGTAGATGGACAACCATACGACACTGAGCGTTGGGGTCAGTACTTCCGTCCAGCTGGTGTACAAGCACCTGCAGGCACCGCAGCCACTGTTGACGGTCATGGTGATGTGCTCGAAGCACCAGCAAAGGCAGCACCAGCACCAGCACCAGCAGCTAGCCAACCCTGGGACGAGGATGAGGCAGCGTCACCAACTGCACCTGTGCAAGCAGCCAAACCCACAGCCGGTAATGCTCAAGACATCTTGGCCATGATCCGCGCTAGACAAAACAAGCAATGATAACAGGGCCGTCGGGCCCTGTTGGTTTGTATGGCTCAATTGATTTGGTCTATAACAGGAGACACCATACCTCTTGATCCGGTTGACTGTGACGTCTATAACTATTTTGTTGCTGAACTTGGTCGCAACAATTTAAATCGTTACACAATGCCAGATCTAGGGGCAGGGTCTCTCTGTGCAGAATTGCAAATCAACGTTCGACTGGTAAACAACTTATTGCAATCCAAGTTAAGAATTTCAGCTTTTGATTTTGATCTTGATCCTACCAATCAAGCACACTTGAACACTCTGCACCGACAATGGGTAAAAGTGCATCAACAGTTTCCACAAATTAGTAAACTAGTTGACACGCAGATTCCAGGCGTACTTGACAGAATCAACAAAGTTATTCATGCTATAGAAGACTTAACTGCAACTTTTGAAATTACAACCGAACAACCAAATTATATGATTGCCAATCCTTTTAGATCTGAAATTTTACGATATGGTGTTTACAACGTGTCAATATCGTACCATAATTTGGGTAGTCTAAGTTTTGAAAAATGGTTGCATGGCGATCCTGTACACGACACAGATACAAACAATTTTTCTGAGTTTTACACTACCTTGAAGATTAACGTTTTGCCAACAATCAATCAATCTGCACCAATAGAATATCAACAGTGGTGCAAACGTTACCAAATGCCTTGTCAAGGTAACCGAATGCCTTTGGCAAATTTTGACAATCTTGAAAACAATATGCTAAAATACAAACAACTGTTTCACAAAAATTCATTGGTAACAAACAACTTTATTATACTGGAGTAAACATGGGAAAACCATTTGACGTAAGCAAGTTCCGCAAGGAAATCACTAAGAGCATTGACGGATTGTCAATTGGCTTTAACGATCCCACAGACTGGATCAGTACCGGCAACTATGCCTTGAACTATTTGATCTCAGGAGATTTCAATCGAGGCATTCCCTTGGGCAAGGTCACTGTGTTTGCTGGCGAATCTGGAGCAGGCAAAAGCTACATCTGCTCTGGCAACATTATCAAGAATGCACAAGAGCAAGGTATCTTTGTGGTGTTGATTGACAGTGAAAACGCTCTTGATGAAGACTGGCTCAAAGCACTCGGTGTTGATACTAATGAAAGCAAACTGCTCAAACTATCAATGGCCATGATTGATGACGTGGCTAAAACTATCTCCACGTTCATGAGTGACTACAAGGCTTTAGCTGATGGCGAGCGGCCCAAGGTCATGTTTGTGATTGACTCACTGGGCATGTTGTTAACACCCACTGACGTAAACCAGTTTGATGCAGGCGAAATGAAGGGTGATCTAGGACGTAAACCCAAAGCTCTCACCGCCTTGGTGCGTAACTGTGTGAACATGTTTGGTTCATACAATGTGGGTTTGGTTTGTACCAACCACACATACGCCTCACAGGATATGTTTGACCCAGACGATAAAATTAGCGGCGGTCAAGGTTTCATTTACGCCTCATCAATTGTAGTGGCCATGAAGAAGATGAAACTCAAAGAGGACGAGGACGGCAACAAGATCACTGATGTCATGGGCATACGTGCTGGTTGCAAGGTTATGAAAACACGCTATGCCAAACCGTTTGAAGGCGTGCAAGTTAAGATTCCTTACACAACAGGTATGAGTCCGTACTCAGGACTAACTGACTTGATTGAGAAAAAAGGCCTGCTCAAGAAAGAAGGCAACAGTCTGGTGTTTACTACCAGTCATGGTGAAATCATCAAGAAGTTCCGCAAAGGATGGGAACGCAACGATGACAACTGCCTTGACACTGTGATGAAAGACTTTGGAAATATCAAGGAAGAGGTAAGTACCGGCGAGGAGGAAGCAGAATGAGTGAACATGTGGCAGCAGAAATTTGGGGAGAGCTCAAGCGTTATGTAAACACAGTTGACCGCAACGAAGCAGCAGAGACTGTGGTTCAAATTCTAATGGACAATGACTGTGACGCTGAAGATATTCGTAACGCATTCAAAGGTGATTCAGACATCAAACGAGCACTTACTGTATATCTTGACAACGACAAAGATTACTCAGAAGACGACGAAGAAGAGGATCCTGAAGAAGAGGATCCCAACGAAGACGACTGGGAAAATTAATGTGGTATAGTCGAGTAGTTGCTAATCTTGATGCTATTCCAGATTTTATAGCACACTACGAGCGTGAAATAACTGACGCTAAAAAAGACTGCCGCATTGCTGGAATTGTTGAAAAAAACATAACAGCACTTCCTGGCATTACTGAGTTTAGATACAACCAGCTTCAAGAAATTGAAGCTGTGTTGAACTTCCTCAATATCCAACTGCGTAAGATCCGCAGAAAGCATTTCCAAAAGTATCTGGAAGGCTATGCCCGTGCGCTCACTAGTCGCGACGCAGAAAAGTATGTGGATGGCGAAGATGAAGTGATTGATTACGAAACCATAATCAACGAAGTGGCATACCTACGCAATCGCTGGTTGGGTATCATGAAGGGTCTGGATACCAAACAGTGGCAAATGGGGCATGTTGTGCGGCTAAGAACTGCTGGCATGGAAGACATCCAGGTGTAAATACCTGCATGAAAATTGTACTTGTAACTGGCGGCTTTGATCCGCTACACTCTGGGCATATTGCCTATTTCAAAACCGCCCGCACTTTAGGCGACATGCTGATTGTGGGACTTAATTCAGACGAATGGCTGACTCGTAAAAAAGGTCGGCCATTCATGCCATGGACGGAAAGATTGTGTGTGATAAACAATCTTGCCATGGTTGACGAAGTGTACACATTTGACGATGCAGATGGTTCAGCTAAAGAGTTTATCCGACAGGTTCGAGCACACTACCCTGACGCAACGTTGATATTTGCCAATGGTGGTGATCGCACTGACAAAAACATTCCTGAAATGGATGTGATAGATAGCAATTTAGAATTTGCATTTGGTGTAGGCGGCGAGGATAAAAAGAATAGCAGTTCATGGATTCTTGAAGAATGGAAAAAGCCCAAGACCTCGCGAGCCTGGGGATACTATCGTGTGTTACACGAAGTTGGCGCCAACACCAAACTTAAAGAACTTACTGTGGCACCCAAAACTTGTTTGAGCATGCAACGGCATGACCGACGATCAGAGTTTTGGTTTGTGGCTGAAGGTGAAGCCACGGTGTACACACTAGATTCCAGTACAGATAGAGACATCAAAGATCACCTAACTGTGCATGAAGCTACTTGGATCAATCGCAATGAATGGCATCAATTGTGCAACGAAACAGACCGTCCACTCAAACTGATTGAAATACAGTTTGGGGAAAACTGTGTAGAAGAAGATATCGAACGCCGATGAAAGATATTATACCAGTATTTGTAGGATACGATCCTAGAGAAGCAATTGCATATCACACCTGCGTAAATTCTATTATTCGAAATTCAAGCAGACCTGTTGCAATCATTCCAGTTGCACTTAATTTGTTCAAGGACTACAGCGAAACACACACAGACGGCAGCAATCACTTTATCTACACACGATTTCTTGTGCCACATCTCATGCAACACATAGGTTGGGCAATATTCATTGACGGTGATATGATTGTGCGTGGAGACATTGCAGAACTTTGGAACTTGCGAGATGCTTATTCAGATGTAATGGTAGTCAAACATGACTATAAAACCAAGATGACTGAAAAGTATTTAGGGGCCAAGAACGAAGACTATCCACGCAAAAACTGGTCCAGTGTGATACTGTGGAATTGTAACAGTTATCCTAACCGAAAACTTACTCCTGAGTTTGTGCAAAAAGCTACAGGTGCTGAGTTGCATAGATTCACATGGTTGGATGATGCTCGCATAGGCGAACTGCCTAAAGAATGGAATTGGTTGCCCGATGAATACGGGCCAAACCCCGACGCCAAGCTCTTGCACTATACCTTGGGCACTCCATGCTTTCACGAGTTTGCTGACACTCCACAAGGTAACGAGTGGCACAAGGAACGCTTACTAACAGAATATTGTCAACAGAGAGATATATGAGTGAAGAAGATGAAGAACTGTTAGCACCATTACCTCAGCATGTTTTAGACATGGTGCCTCCTGACATACACAAATTGTTTAGAGATATCTTAAAGTATCGAGTTGATGCTGCTGGCGAATACTATGGTGTCACAGCAGATACTTTAATTCAATCCATACATGGCCTAAAACAAGATACAGTTGCAGCTATTGCCACAGAACCAGGAGATTTCAAGTATAAGGAAAAAGGACACATGTACGATCCCATACTACAAAGTTTTGTACAAGGGGCTGGCGGAAGAATCAGCAATTGGACAAAAGAAGAAAATAACATGACTCCGGTGGTACTACGAGGTATTACCAAACGCAAAGAGATGGCAGTGTGCAAACAGCAAGGCAGAGATTTCTACTATCTTGACACTGGTTATTTTGGTAATGGTAAGAAAAAAACATTTCACCGCATCACCAAAAATGATGTGCAAAATTTTGGGCCCATAATTGACAGACCAGGCGACCGAGTTGCTAAGTGCAATCTTCAACTTACAAAATTTAGACAAGACGGCGCCAAAATTTTGTTGGCCCCTCCTAGCCAAAAACTGTTAAACTTGTATGACATCGATCTTGAACAGTGGATGAATCAAACCATTGCTACTTTAAAACAGCACACTGACCGTGAAATAGTGGTCAGACTCAAGCAAGGTCGGTCAGTACGACAAACCACCGACACCATGCAAATGGCTCTGCAACAAGATATCTGGTGCCTGGTCACTTACTCAAGCATTGCTGCCGGCGAAGCACTGTTGTGCGGCAAACCAGCTATTACTTTGGGTCCAAATGCCGCTGCCGCATTATGCAGTCAATCATTATCAGAAATTGAAAATCCAAAAATACCCACGCTAGACGAAGTAGAAGCTTGGACCAGGCACATTGCATATTGCCAGTTCACTGAGCCAGAAATGCGCGATGGCACTGCATGGAGAATACTGAATGACCATTGATGCAGTGGTTTACATCAGTTCTGTTGCCAATCCTCGAAAACATTCTAGAAAAATTGAATGTTTGGAAAGTTTTGCTGACGGAGTCAAAAATTCAGGCGGTAATGTAGTAGTAGAGTGGGATTACAAATATACACCCAGCAGACTGGCTGTGATGTTGGGCTGGGCAACCACAAACACTGGTGGACCAAATATAGCTCTACGTAAACAAATTATTGCTGAACAGCAACGCCAAGGTTTGAAAACAATGTGCATTGATGCCAGTTGTTTCAAATATCTTGATGATCACGGAACTTATTTGAGATACAGCATTGGCGGCCCATTTTATGATCGTGCAGAGTATGCCAATCACAACAGCGATGCTACCAAGTGGAACGAAATTCGCAACGCTATCAATGTGCCCATGATTGAGCAACCAGTAGTTAGGCCAAACGGACATGTACTGATCTGCATGCAGAGAGACGGAGGATTTGCAATGAAAACATTGGATCCTATTCGATGGCTAGAAAACAAAATTACATTGATAAAAGAATACACCAAACGACCAATAGTGGTAAGACCACACCCAGGTGCTTATCGTTTGCAAGACTTTAGAAAGTTTCGAAACATACCTAAAGTAACAGTGGTAGATCCAGCAAAGAGTTCATTGTTGCAAGATTTGCAAAATGCTCATGCCGCTGTGTTTTTTAACAGTTCTGCCAGTGTGGCTGCTGTGTGCGCCAACATTCCGGTGTTTGTTGATGATCAAAGTTGTGTGAGCTGGTCAGTGGCCAACAAAAACATTGCCAATTTAGAGTCACCACAGACCTTTGATAGATCGCAATGGATCAACGACCTAGCGGCTGCACACTGGTCGGATGCCGATGGCCGCAGTGGGCAAATCTATCAAAAGTTCATGCCTTTTCTACGATAACATCGTAGTTGTAACCTAGAACATGCGGCCATTTGTGAGTTTTATCAACTACTGAAATCTGTTCGCTCACGACCTTTACACCCATCACTGTTGTTAATTTGTTTCGCCACCAGTCTGGACTCTCCACAATCAAATGAGCATTGCGACCATCTGGTAAATTTTTCTTGGCAGGATAGCAAGCAATTCTAAAACAACCACAACGTTCCATCAAATGGTTTATGGTTTTGAATGTTTCTATTAGAAACTCTGGCTCAATGTGTTCTATAGCGTCTGTGCTGATAACTGCATCAAATGTCTTGGTGGGCAATTTAGCAAAGCTGGCATTGCCAGGGTCATATCCAGATAGCACAATGTTTGGATGATGCTGGCCAATTGTGTCTAGTAATGCGCCATGCCCGCATCCAAAATCTAGCAGTGTGGCAGGCTGATATTGATTGATAAAATCTTTGACCACAGTGTAGGCTTTGGCGCCATGATTAAATTTACCACCACTGTGCATGCTGGCCAATTGTTTTTGGTATTCTTTGTCAATTAATGTCATTTTTTATCCAACCCATGATCCAATCGTCTTTGACTTGATCCAGTCGAATCATGCCCCAAGATTCCAGTAACCCAACAGCGGCAAACTGTCCATAATCTTTGCTGTATGCATCATGCGGTTTTTGTTCTATTACCACAATAGGACGGCAGCGTTTGACAGTTTGTTCTGCACCTTGCAACACACGATACTCAAATCCTTCGCAGTCAATTTTGATGTAATCAACTACAGGCAATTCTAGACTGTCCAAACGTGTGATTTTTGTGTCGCCCGCTGTGCTGTTTGGATCCACATGAGTATGTCCTGTGTTGCCTTCTGTAATGATCATTTGGATCATGCCTTCGTGGTCTCCCAGTGCAATTGGCTCAACAAGCAAGTTCTTGGCAAACACATTGCGTTCCAAGCATTCTCTAAACATAGCAACAGGTTCAAATGCAATCACTTGTGTAAAATGTTTTGTAAGGTCACGACTCCATAACCCAACATTGGCACCAATGTCTAAGGCCACACGTTTTTGTTTTACATGATCAAAACTTCGACGTCTAACTTGGTACTGATATTCAGTTGGTCCACCCTTGCTTACACTTTTGGCTAGCATTTTGGGAAAGTGATCTTCGGTGTCTGGGAACCACCACCCGTGGCTTTCATACATGTTTGGTTTCCTCTAATATCCTTGCGGCCGTGCCATCTCTAAGTTCTCTGTTGTGGAATTGACCATAAGCTAAATGACAAGCCCATGCACGCACCAGCTCCAGATCTGGGAACCAAGGATCTTCAATTTTGGCTAGATCTCTGTTGGCAACTGGATCTGCTGCATTGCTTGGAGCACAAACAAACGCTGGTACTCCTTCCAGCACCGACTCTGTAGCGGCAATACTGTTATATACAATTACAGCATGTGCATCTCGTAACAAACTGGTAAATGGTACAGCTTCTCTCGCCTGTCGATTTTTGTTTCGTTCACGTATCACAATGGGTCTATCTGTGTGTTGTTTAACTGTTGCTACAGTTTCATCTAGCCATTGTTGAGCTGTGGTACCATACACAATACAAGGTTTATCTTCAGGCATCACAATCACAATATCAGACCCACGACGCCGTGCTTTGATATCAATATTAAACTGTTTCCATCTATCATCTGGCCTGGAGATAATTTTTCCGTGTTGCAAATTGTTGTCTACTATTCGATGCCACATTTTTACACCATGTGGATTTCTAAAATTAGCTCTGTTGCCAAAGTATCCTGTGTCCATGTACCTAAATGGTCTGTTGTCTTGCCAGCAGCGTTTGAATATCTTGTGTTTCATGATGCCACGTAACACAATAGGATCATTGCTGTCATCATAGTTCCACGTTTCCAACTGAGTAGTGTGACACTGACTGCCTTGTGCAAACATCTCTATGTATTGGTCTTCGTTATTTTTGTTAAGGTAAATCCAGTTCATTGCCAATATGCCTCTGTTCGTTGGACTTTTAAGTCACTAGCAGGACTGCGTCCTGTGGCCTTGCGTTTGCCTTTGAGATGATCTAGCCAGGCACCCCACTCTGAATTGATTAAGGGATGGCCTTCGCCTGTGATCAAATGGCTTGACCAATCAAGTTCTATCAGTGGCAAGTGACTTCTTACTGCATCAAACACAAATGAGTCATGCCATTCGGCCAGAGTAAAGATACCCTGTTCAGCATTATCATAGTATTGCTGAAACTGTGTTAAAAAATCTCTTGTGCGTGGACTTTGAAGATTCATAGCGTACAATCCGCACTCGCTGAATTTGCCGCGCCGGCCTAAAAAACAAAGATCCACGGTGTCCGGACATAGTCTTGCCAAATCAGATTGAGTGATTGCACTATGGCACACAGTGTCTGCGTCCATCCAAATCAGCCAATCAGTCTGTGCATTTTTTGCACAATGGAAAATGCTGTAGACCTTGTGAGCAAATCTCACAGCGTCCCATTTGAATCCTTTACCTGAATCTTTGCGTTTTGATCTAACAGGATCAGCACTGACATCGCCATTGGCCCGGGGAACCCCTTGCCACTGTTGTTTGAATGCAGAGAGCTCGGTAACTACATCAATATCACGTACTTCAAGATTAGGTGATGACTCAGTTACTTTGCATCCTTCGGCATACACAACTAGATCAACTGGCCAATTTTGTAAAAATGTCTGTATCATGCGCTGGCCGTACTTTGCATAACCATCCGCGTTGAAAGTGGTAATTACAGTGTATTTCATCTCACGTACTTATGATCAATAACATAGCCTATTTTCCTTCTCAATGTGCCCAAAACAGTAGGCCTGTGATGTCGGCGGTTTTGGATCTTTTGCAATCGCGCGGCATACAAACACAAGAAAATTCAATGACTGCTGATGCGGCTGTGATTTGGAGTGTGCTTTGGGCAGGACGCATGGCACCAAATCAAGCAGTGTACGAGCACTATCGCAGTCAAAACAAACCAGTGATTGTTTTGGAAATTGGTGCGCTGTATCGTGGGCAGACTTGGAAGGTAGCAGTAAACAATATCACAAGAGATGGATACTACGGACATGAAGAAAATTTAGATTGGGATCGACCACGCACATTGAATGTCAGCCAGGCCATAACTTTTAACTCCAGTCCCAATGTAGTTATTGCTGCTCAACATGCTCGCAGTTTACAAGTCTCTGGTATGGACATGACACAATGGGTATTGGATCAAATTAAATTGGTAAGACAGCACACTGATCGGCCCATCAGTATACGCCCGCATCCACGCAATCGACTGAACTTGAGTCAGTTGCCGCCTGACGTCGCAGTGGAACAACCGCGGCCGGTTGCTGGCACCTACGACAGCTTTGACATGCGGTTTAACTATCATGCAGTGGTCAATTACAATTCAGGTCCTGGAGTGCAGGCTGCTATTGCAGGTTGTAGGCCCATTGTGCATGAGAGCAGTTTGGCGGCCCCGGTAGGTATGAGCATGGCCAACATAGAAAAGTCTTATGACATCAATCGAGATAAGTGGCTGGTAGAGATCTGCCACACTGAATACACACTAACTGAAATACGCACAGGAACATGGCTAAAAAGAATAGAACCCGCACTGATCAAGTGACTGATTGCGCCTGTGTGATACACAGCTCGGGCTACGATTGGATTTACGTTGAACGATTGCATAACATGCTAAATCGTTGGCTGCCTGGCGGCGCAAGGCTACATGTGTTCACAGAGCATGATAGGTCAGTGCCGCCACATATGGTAAAACATGTACTGGAAGATTGGCCAGGAATTGCTGGGCCCAAAAAGTCTTGGTGGTACAAGATACAGATGTTTAATCCTGCGCACCATCTGGATGATTTTTTGTACTTTGATTTGGACTGTGTGATTGTTGCAGACCTAACCTGGATAACCCAACTGCATACTGATTACTTCTGGACTCTCAAAGACTTTAGATACCTACAGCGTCCTTCATGGAACAATATGAACAGCAGCGTGATGTGGTGGAATGTTTCAAAATTTTCTTGGGTTTGGGACGAGTTCAATCGGCAAGGGCATGATGCTGTGATTCGGCGCTGGCAGGGTGATCAAGACTTTATAAATGCCACTATTGATCACAACAAAAAAAGATATTTTGATGTAAAACGTTTTCAAAGCTGGCGCTGGCAAGCCTGGGACGGAGGCATGAATTTTCAATTGAGAAAACAAAACACTCCAGGGGCTGGCACACACATTGATCCAGACGCATGTGCATTGGTGTTTCACGGCCAGCCCAAACCACATCAAATTCAAGATCCCGTAATAGAAAATTTTTGGAAATGAAACCTCAACTACCATTTTTAGAACTCATGTTGAGTTCAGTTTGCAACCTTGTGTGCCAAGGGTGTAGTACATACAGTGACATACCCAGTCGCGGATACACACCTTGGTCTGAAATTCGATCCTGGCTGGAACAATGGCAACAAAAGTTTGATATTGAAGACATAGGACCCATGGGTGGCGAACCGTTGATATATCCTGACATCATGCAGTTGCTTCGGGACGTGAGATCTATGTTCCCCAACAGCAAGATACGTTTTCCTACCAATGGGTTGTTGTTGCACAAACACTGGGATGTGGTTGATTGGTTGTATCAAGATGGTAATGCCACACTAAAAATCACAGCACATGTAGATCATCCTGAACTTGAAACCAGCATTCAACGAGTGTGGTCTGCGTATGATTGGCAACCAGTGCATGAATACGGCATAGATCGGTGGCGTACCAAAACAGGTTTGCGATTTCAAATCAACCGACCAGAAATTTTCACACAAACATTTCGTGGCACATACGAAACTGCACATCCTTGGAATTCCAATCCCTCAGCAGCTTTTGCCAATTGCCATCAAACCACTTGCCCTTTGCTGTACCACGGAAGAATATACAAATGCAGTACCAGTGCGCTGTTGCCAGATGCGCTGGCTCGCTATGATTCTCCCAACAAAGACCAATGGGATCAATATTTTGACAACAACACAAACGGCAGTGTGGGATTAGAAAGCAGTGCAGAAGATATTCAACAGTTTGCTGATAACTTTGGCCAACCACACATGATCTGTCGACAATGCCCTACCAGTCAAGATGATTGCTATGTGCCACATTCACGATTGGTAAAATTTAGATGACTGAAGATTTCAACCACTTTCAAATGAATAGATTGATCAACCGGTACTTGCAGTTGCCGGACAACAATCAACTGCCACTGTCAGTTGTATATGTGCATGTGGGCTCAGACTACTGGGAAAGCCAGTATGAATTTGTTAAAAATTTTGTAGAAGTACCATTGGATCACTATGTGGTAGTGCATGTTAGATTTGAAGGATTGAGTTTTTCTGCCAGCGGACTAAGAAACTGTATTGAACAATTGATTGCGCAACAAGGACGAGACGACTCAAAGATATTTGTGTTTACTCCAAACAACATGACACAAGATCATCCTTGGGTCAACTTGTTTTACAATGGTTTCAGTGAAATCACTGATGAAATATATCGTGCTCAAGAGTACCTTGTGCCATCAGCAGAATTGGATCTTGAGAATTTAAAAACTTGGGCATTATTTGTGGGTCGTAAAACCACTGTAAGAATGTTAGGCCTATGGCACTTGACTCACATGCCTGAAACAAAAAATGATTGCATAGTGAGCCTCATGCAAGAAACAGCACCTGCTCATCGTCCAAACTGGCTGCGACTTGAACGATACTATGATCACATAGGTCGTTGGAAACAACCAGATATTGTGCCAGATCTAGATGCTGTGCTTGATTGGATGAAACACCCGCCAATAAACAGCGTTGATGGTGTATGTGTAGGAGATCAGTATATTAAAAATGTTGTTGGTGAAAATCGCAATGCAACATTGATTGATAGTGTGTTGAGTTTTAGAAATCAGTATCTGTTTGAAATAACTTTTGAAACCATGACTGAAGGATTTACCTTTACGCCTAGCGAAAAAACTGTGCGCACTCTGGTAGCTGAAAAACCTCAGTTTGTGTATGCTGCCCCAGGATTTCTTAAAGGCATGCAAAATCTTGGATTCCAAACGTTTAACACACTTTGGGATGAAGGTTATGACAATCTAAGCGGCCCAGAACGGTTTAGTGCCATGTTTTCCACAATTAAAAGTGTGGCCCTACTGTCAACGGCGCAAAAACTCAAATTGTATCAAGGTTCCCAAGTTATCTGCCAACACAACAAACAGGTACTTGTTGATTGGATTAACAAAATAAATAAACGACAGTAGGAGAAAATAAATGGAACTAACGTTCAAATGTCATGCACGAAAAACTTCAAAAATTTCAAATTTACGACCAGCTGAAATAACAATCACCGTAGAAAACCCAGCGTTCGAGCATGTGTCAACGTACCAGAAAACAGTGCCTCCAACACTGAATTGGGTGGCTGGATCCACCACTGATGACAGTGTAGATGTTGTTGTAGATCTTCCAACAAAGGATTTTGGTACCTTGCTAAAATTTACCATAGCAGTCACCAATAATGACCTACTGATATGCGGGTACGAACCTGGTAATTTTCAGATTGTAAGCAATCCATTATGGGACGGTGAACTTGGCCCATATGATATAACAGGTCATGTAGGCGGTGGCGGTACTATGGGCACCGGAAGCCTAGCTATCTTGGATGGACAAACAGTAACATTTGATGCTGATTTGAGTTCTTTACCTTTTGACCCAACATCAGCTTAATTTTAAAAAGGATAACCTCGACTTTGTTTGGGAGTGTATCCAGGCTCGTAAACCGGAACAAAACTACACACCGCAGTATCTGTAGGAATTTTCATTTCACAGTTACGCATGATCAACACAGTCTCTAAGTTGTAGTAATTGTAGTTGGGATCCATTTCTTCTTCCCACCCCCATAAACTTGATGAGTGACTGGCTTCGACATAACCTGAAAAATTATGCCAGTCTCTGCTCCAGGCCAATGGATAATCATTTACCATCATGCGCCACCCTGGCGCCATTTTAGCACGCCATGGCCAAGCAACAATTCTAGGCCTGGCCCATACATATTCATCATTGATTTTTTCAGCCCAACAACTACCATGCAACATTTCTTGCAACAACCAACCATACCTCCAGTGTTTGGTTGCACTGGCCGGAAAAAAGTTATCCATGTCAGCAGTTAATGGTAGAGTGTACCCCAACTGACTAACACCACGCAGTCCCAAACACATTCTGGCTGTGTGGTTGGCATGATCACCAGACTCTGGCAAGTAGCTTCGCAGGTCGCCTTTAAGATTGCGCCACCATTCCGGAAAGAATTTACTGCATGGCATCGGTTCTGGGCAGTTGTTAGCCTGCTCAGCTCGTTCCCAAGTTAAATATTCGTTTACTACAATTTCCATACATTTATGTAGTACTTTTGTATGAGTTGACAAATTAATCAAAGTTTGCTATAATTTAGGCTATGTTATATTTTGCTTATGGAATGAATACCAATCGTGAGGGCATGGCTCAACGCTGTCCGGGCGCACTGAGCCTAGGCCACGCACGCCTGATTGACCATGCCTTCCGCTTTGCCATTCACGCTGATGTGGTGCCTGTATTAGGTTCCTATGTAGATGGTGTGCTGTGGCGCATTGATCAGTTTCACTTGAACAGCCTGGATACCCTAGAAGGCTTTCCTTGGTACTACAACCGTGGGCAATTTGCAGTAGAACACCGAAACGGAGTGGTTGTTGCAGAGTGTTACTTTATGCAACCCGGCAACGATAGCAGTCTGCCTAACCAAAGCTATTTTGACATGGTGGTACAGGGCTACGAGCAACATGGTGTGCCCGCAGATCAGGTGTTTAATTGTGTATACGATAGTATTACATAACCCGCCAAATTAGCGGGACTTGACCAATAAATGGCTATCTGCTACAATAGTGGCATACAAAGAAAGGTAGATATGGATATTCGTGTTCGAGCCGCAGTCAAAACAGTAGTTATTTTAGGTTATGTTGCCCTGATAGCAGTGGCAGTTCAGTTAATACTAAAGTATACACCTCCAGAGATGATTGCACCGGCCCTGGCCACTATTGCTATTGGGGGACTGGTATACTTAATGTATACTATAGTACTAGGTCGATTGCGGTCGCAAGAAATTTTAGATAAAATGAATTCTAAAGGTTGACCAATAATTGCCAATTTGCTATAATACACACATAGACAGCAAAGTTCAACCGCACACCAAGGAGCCAACCATGAGTGCAATTCGTATCGTTCGCGGCGTTTACCGCAACAAGGCCATTCAAAACCAAGTGTTTACTTTGGTGAGTGGATTCCAAACTGGTGCCAAAGGTGGCTATGTCACCGTAGAAAATGATGGTACCTTTCCCAACTGCCCTGCTGCCATCCGCATCAAAGTAGACGGCATTTCAGATATTGAGTATACTTCAGGAGAACATGTGAAAGAAAACACTGTAAAGTTCAAGCCCACTGTGGTGGCAGAGACAGACGAGCAAGCCATGGATCGTATTCGTGAGCGTTTTGACATCCTGCATGAGATGACCAAGGCTTGTGTGAGCGGCGACATCCGTGCAATGATTGTGAGCGGTCCTCCTGGCGTGGGCAAGAGTTATGGTGTTGAGCAAGAGATTGACAAGGCCTGTTTGTTTGACAAACTGGCCAGCAAACGCCTTAAGGCTGAGGTTGTGAAAGGCTCAGCCAGTCCCATTGGCCTGTACCAAACCCTGTACAAGTATTCAGATCCCAATTGTGTGTTGGTGTTTGATGACTGCGACTCTATCTTGTTGGATGACGTTGCACTGAACTTGCTGAAGGGTGCCCTGGACTCCGGCAAGAAGCGTAAGATTTCCTGGTTGTCAGACAGTCGCATTCTGCGGAGCGAAGGTATTCCAGACAGTTTTGAGTTCAAGGGTTCGGTAATTTTTATTACCAACTTGAAGTTTGACACCATGCGTTCGCAGAAATTGCGGGACCACTTGGATGCATTGCAAAGCCGATGCCACTACTTGGACTTGACCTTGGACACCATGCGTGACAAGGTCCTGCGTATCAAGCAGATTGCCAAGGACGGTGTGTTGTTTGCAGACTACGACTTTGACGAGTGTGTGCAAGACGAGATCATTGCCTTCATGGACGAGAATAAAAATCGTCTGCGTGAGATGAGCCTGCGTATGGCTCTCAAGATTGCAGACTTGCGTAAGATGTCAGTGTTGAACTGGAAGCGCCTGGCAGAGACCACTGTTATGAAACCCGCAGGAGCCTAACATGTATGAAATATGGGATGGAGACTTGTATTTGTACTCAGTGGATACCGAGTACGAAGCAGATGAACAGCGTGAAGCAGGCTTCACTGTGAAGTGCCTGGAATACTACGGAGCGTGATTAAGACTTTAGTCAACTCAAAAGATTAACCCTCCAAGGTTATCCCGGGCATTGGTTGGCTCCGGCCCGGGCTTTGTGGCAGGTACCCGTAAAACGGTACCTGTCTTTTTGACTTCTTGCTGTGATAAGTATATACTGTTATCATGCCCCAACAATATTTGCACATAGACTTAGGTGCAGACTATACCTTAGATTTTGAAATACACAACACGCCCTTAGCCGACCTTTGGCTTGAGCGCATGCACCTGCGGGATCCGTATCCAATAGATCATCCTGACCGTTTTTACGGATTTGATTCTCGAGAGCAAGAAATTGCTCGTGCAGAAAAAATGATTCAACAATGTGTTAGTATAATCAATGGTTATCAGCCAATTATTGAGCGAGAGTTTACTACAGTGTATGACCAGGATTGTTTGAACTATTTGCACAACATTTTTGAACGTTATCATGGCTTGCTAAATCAACAAAAAACTTTATGGTGGCTTCGAGCCCCGGAATCTATAAAAAAGGCTTTGTCAGATTTAAACATAGCGGTGCATCGCTGCGAATCAGCGTCAAGAAAATTAAAACCAAGACTTGTTTGCACCTGGTTTGGCGTGCCTAAAGATACTGCTTTGCCTGAAGAGATTATGAATCAGTATGGTACAATTAATCCGGCATTTGGAAGTGTGTGTTTGAACTATGTTGAGATTGGAAAAACATTGCTTGATCTTGTGATAGACAATGATGCATATATCGGCGACGAAGCTTTTCGCCCGTTCAATTATTACAATCCTGATTTTGTGGTAAGATTATTTGAACTTGACTCAAATGTTGTAGACCTTATGCTACAAAATATGCAACAATACTATCAAGAACACTATGATTTTTTTGTCAATCAAGGATACCCGCAGTTTGATCATGTCAAACTACAGCCATTGCAATTTCCTGTTGCAAGGATAATTGAAACTGTTCCACGCGACCAATTGATCAAAGACATACAACAAAGACAACTCGTCACTCGAGTTTATATAGATGAAACGATGCACCATACAAATTCGAGATGAAGTAAACATCAAACTAGAGGGTATCGATCTGGATGTGCGCAAGGCCCTGGTCAATGCGTTTAAGTATGATGTACCTTATGCAAGATATCTACCAGCAGTGAGGCTGGGTCGGTGGGATGGTAAAGTCAGTTACTTCCAACTGGGTGGATCAACATACACCAACTTGTTACCAGATATCATGCCCATCTTGGAACGTTACAACTACGACATTGAGCTGGACGATCAAAGAGAATACTCTACCACATTTGAGTTTGCTCAAGTTACAGAACAAACATTTGCACACAAGACTTGGCCCAAGGGTCATCCTGCAGAAGGGCAACCTATCATGTTGCGTGACTACCAGGTAGAAATTGTAAACAACTTCTTGACCAATCCCCAATGCATACAAGAAGTGGCCACAGGTGCAGGCAAGACAATCATGACAGCGGCATTAAGTGCCAGTATAGAACCATATGGGCGGTCAATTGTGATTGTGCCCAACAAGAGTTTGGTCACACAAACTGAAAAAGACTATGTGAATCTTGGCCTGGACGTGGGCGTTTACTTTGGCGACAGAAAAGAACACGGACGCACACATACCATCTGCACTTGGCAGAGTTTAAATGTACTGCTGAAGAATACCAAGGCAGGTGTTGGTGAAGTGACCATACAGGACTTTATTGAGGATGTGGTATGTGTAATGGTAGACGAAGTACACATGGCCAAGGCAGACGCACTCAAAACTCTGCTGACCAGCGTAATGGCTAGAGTGCCAATTCGCTGGGGATTGACCGGTACTGTGCCCAAAGAGAAGTTTGAAAGCCAAGCCCTATTGGTAAGCCTGGGTCCAGTGATCAGCAAGCTCAGTGCCAATGAACTACAACAACAAGGGGTGCTGGCGCAGTGCCATGTGAACATTGTGCAGTTGCAGGACCATGTGGAGTACGCCAACTACCAAAGCGAGCTTAAATACTTGTTGGAAGAGTCAGGCAGACTGGATGCCATGGCCGAACTCATACGCCATGTAAATGAAACAGGCAACACTCTGGTACTGGTTGATCGCACCGAATGTGGTAGACAATTGGTAGAACGACTGGGCGAACGTGCGGTGTTTGTGTCAGGTGCAACCAAAGCAAAAGATAGACAAGACGAATATGACGAAGTGGCGGACAGCACTGATAAGATTATTGTGGCTACCTATGGTGTTGCCGCTGTGGGTATTAATATCCCTAGGATTTTTAATTTGGTTCTTGTGGAACCCGGG